ACTCGTTTTGACGATGCAGGATTATATAAGGTCACTTTAAAAGTACCAGAAGCTCAAGCAAAGAATATGATTAAGCTTTTTGAAGACGCTATTCAAAATTCTATTGCTGATGCTGAAAGCAATGCAAATGGTAAAAAAATAAAAGTAGCACCTAAACCATACGAAATTGAAGAAGGTAATGCTTTCTTCAAATTTAAAATGAAAGCAACAGGTATTAACAGAAAAACAAAAGAAAGTTTTTCACAAAGACCTGCTGTGTTAGATGCGAAGAAAAATCCAATTGCACCTTCAACAAGTATTTGGGGTGGAACAAAAGGTAAGGTAGCGTTTACGTTAAGACCTTACTTTGTACCTGCAATAGGTGCAGGAGTTACCGCACAATTAAAAGCAGTTCAAATTATTGAATTGGTTGAAGGTAATAACAAACAGTTAAATCTATTTGATGAAGAAGATGGTTTTACTGTAACAGGTCAGGAAACTAATTCGAATGAAACGTCAGAAGTTCAAACGAGTTCAGATTTCTAAATCTGTGACACTGAAATCAGGCTTGGAAGAATTAGTATTCAACTTTCTAAAAAACAACCGTTGTGTCTTTGGGTATGAAAGCTTGAGTATTAATTACTTCCAACCTGAAGCTAAGAAAACTTACAAACCTGACTTCCCAATTGAAGCCTGTTTTATCATAGAGACGAAAGGTGCTTTCAATAGTGCTGACCGAAAAAAGATGAAGCTTATAAAACAACAAAATCCTGACTTGGATATTCGTTTCATTTTCTCAAATGCAAAAACTAAAATTGGCAAGAAGTCTAAAACTACCTACGGCAAGTGGGCAGAGATGTTTGGGTTTCCTTATCACTGTGTGCAATCAACCAAAGAACCTTTTCCAAAAGGTTGGTTGAGTGAAATTAAATTAAACCAAAAAATAAATGGTGAAGTCGTAGACAGTATTCAATCTAAAAAAATTAGAGATGCTCTTAAAGATAATCACCCATTAAAGGATAAAATATAATGGCAAGAGAACAGACAAAATACATTGTAATTCATTGTTCAGCTACGAAACCTTCTATGGATATTGGTGCAAAAGAAATAGACCGATGGCACAGAGAACGTGGTTGGCTCAAAATTGGTTACGGAAAAGTAATCAGAAGAAACGGTGAAGTAGAACAAGGTCGTGCAGATGATGCAGTACAGGCTCACGTCAAAGGCTACAACCACTGTAGCTATGGCGTATGTGTCGTAGGCGGATTATCTGAAGACAATAGAAATGAAGATAACTTTACTGGTGAACAATGGGAAAGTTTAAAGAAAGTTCTTGAAGAACTTTTAGTCAAATATCCTGACGCACAAATAGTTGGGCATTATATGTTAGACGAGAATAAATCTTGTCCTAACTTCAATGTCAGAGAGTACTTACTCAATGAAGACGTTCAAGGATATAAATTTCAAGACGGTCTAACTGATGATGCTGATTTAGCAGAATTAGAACCAGACGACTTTCTTGAAATTGAAACCGATGACGAACTCTAAGTTTCTCCATCACTCTCCTTGTGAAAATTGTGGCTCTAAAGATAATCTTGGTGTGTATGACGACCATACATACTGCTTTGGTTGCCACGATTATCACAAACACAATGGAGAGTTTCCTACGCAAGTAGAAGAACCAAAACCAATAACAGATATGATAGACGGAATAATAGAAGCATTACCAAAACGTAAGATTGATACAGATACTTGTAAGAAGTTTAATTATCAAACTGCAACGTATCAAGGTAAGCCAGTACAAATAGCAAATTATTATGACAAAGAATTAAAAGTTGTTGCACAAAAAATTAGGTTTGCAGACAAAACTTTTAAGTGGTTAGGCGACCCAAGTAAAATAACTTTATTCGGACAGAACCTTTGGAAAGATGGCGGTAAGATGGTTGTCTTAACCGAAGGTGAAATAGATTGTTTGTCAGTAAGTAAAGTTCAAAACAATCGTTGGGCAGTATGCTCTGTACCTTCAGGTGCAACTTCAGCAAAGAAGTATGTCAAAAAAGAATTAGAATGGTTATCTAAATTTGAAAACATTATTTTAATGTTTGATAATGATGAAGCAGGACAGAAAGCTTCAATTGAATGTGCAAATGTTTTACCAGTTAAAAAAGTAAAGATTGCATCATTACCTGCTAAAGACCCAAATGAATTATTACAAACAGGACAAGGTGCAAAAATTATAGATGCAATATGGCAAGCACAAACTTATACACCACAAGGAATTATAGAAGGTTCAGCTACTAAAGATTTATTATTAAATGATGAATACATTGAAACTATTCCTTACCAATGGAATGGATTAAATAATAAACTTGGTGGTATCAGACAGGGTGAATTAGTTTTATTAACCGCAGGTTCAGGTACAGGTAAATCACAAGTCTGTAGAGAAATTGCTTATCATTTAATTAATCAAAAAATTAAAGTTGGTTACATCGCTTTAGAAGAAAGCGTTAAAAGAAGTTTAAGAGGATTAGTTGGAATAGGTTTAAATAAATTAATCCATATACCAGAAGTTAGAAAAGAACTTCCTGAAAAAGATATTATTGCAGAGTGGGATAGAATTAAAAATTACGTATGTTTCTATGACCACTTTGGTAGTTCTGATACTGAAGATTTAATGAACCGTATTAGATATATGGTTCAAGCATTAGACTGCAAAGTTATTTTCCTAGACCATATTTCAATTGTTATTTCAGGTTTAGCTGACGGAGATGAGCGAAGGTTAATTGATAATACAATGACCAAATTAAGAAAGCTTGTTGAAGAAGTTAAATGCTCAATGTTTGTTGTGTCTCACTTAAAACGACCAGAAGGAAAACTTGGACACGAAGAAGGTGTGCAGACTTCGCTATCTCATTTGAGAGGTAGCCATTCATTAGCACAATTATCTGATGGTGTGATTGGCTTTGAGAGAAACCAACAAGATGAAACTAACAGTAACATTATGACTGCTAGAGTTTTAAAAAATAGATTTACTGGAGATACAGGTATTGCCTGTGATTTAATTTACAACAAAGAGACAGGTCGTTTGACCGAAGGTGAGTTTGATGAATGAAAAACTTCTTACTAAATTCATCTTATCTTATTTGATTGATAAAGAAGATTATATGGAATTAGCACCAAAGCAACAGCAGTTGGTGTTTGAAACTTGTAAAACAATAATGACTGCAATTTATAATGCAATCAAGTTTGACAATGTTTACCCAGTAATAATGTGCGGTGACCCAGAAGCACAAATAGTTATCTCAAGAGCATTAGAAAGTGTTCAAGGAATTTTACCAAGTATAGAAAAAATTACTATTCATACAATTCATTAAATGCAATTAGTCTTTGATGTAGAGACCAACGGGTTTCTAGATAAAGTAGACTTTAAAATTCATTGTATTGTTTTTAAGGATATTCAAACTGACAAAGTTTATAAGTTTAATCCTGACAATCTCAATGAATGTCTAGAGTTGCTAAACAAAGCAACATTATTAATTGGACATAACATTCAAGGATTTGATTTACCTGCATTAAAATTAGGTTTGAACTTTGATTATCAAGGTGAAGTGTTTGATACACTTTTAATATCAAGATTAATTTACACCAACCGATTAGAAGAAGATTATAAATTTAAAGAATTACCTGCAAAGCTTTATGGAAAATTTTCATTAGAAGCTTGGGGTTATAGATGTGGTTTAAGAAAAGGTGATTATCAAGAACACAATGATTTTGAAACATACAATCAAGATATGCTTAATTATTGTGTACGTGATGTTGAAGTTACACACTTACTTTATAGAAAGATTTTAGCCGAAAAATATTCTCCTAAAGCTATAGAGTTAGAACATAAGTTTTCAAAGTGGATTAGAAAACAAGAACAACACGGAGTTTACTTTGATGAGACGACTGCTCAGTCGCTTGTGTCTATCTTAACCAAAAGGAAGCTACAGTTAGAAGATGAACTAGCTGTAGTATTTCCTTCTTGGGAAAAAGTTACAGGTTATAAAAGATATAAAAGAGATAATAAGAAAAGAGGAATTAAAGCAGGTGTTCCTGTCAAACAAGTTAAGACAGAAATATTTAATCCTAATTCAAGAGACCATATCGCAGACAGATTAATTAAAGTTTTAGGTTGGAAACCAAAAACATTTACTGCAACAGGAAAGCCAGAAGTTAATGAACG